TGAAGAATCAAAAGCCTTAACCTGTGCAAGGTTAGTAACCTCAGAATCCATTAACGCGCCTGCGGCGGTGACGTTAGTAGTATCTGTTACATCTGCGCTAGCTTCTATACCGTCCAGCTTAGTTCCATCAGTAGCGACATCTCGTCCATCAACTGTACCGCCCGCTACTATATTCCCAGAAACATCTAGGATGCCATTTACATCAATTGTAGTAGCGGCTAGCTGTATTTCTGTATCAGCAACAATATCAAGTTGCCCGTCTGCGCTAGAGTTAATGTATATAGCTGCGTCGCGGAACTGCACCTTGTCATCAGTAGACACGGATACGTCTGTACCGCCAGTGGTATTTCCATTAGCTAGTACTTCCGCAAGGGTATCGGATGTGGCTACTTGAGCATCTACGTATGCTTTGATCGACTGCTGTGTAGCGAGAGACACGGCGCTGTTTGAGGCCATGTTGTCTTCATCGAGTACCGCTGTTACCGTCGTGCTAGTACCCAACTGCAAAGAAGTAGTACTTGTTACCGCCTCAACTACGTTAGTCCCATCACAAAACAAGAACATAGTGCGCCCGCTAGGGACTAGAATGCCGGTACCGCCAGATGTTTTTAGGGTTACGTTTTGTCCAGAAGCGTTCTTAGCTATGTATATCTTAGATAGAGTTGGGCATACCACACTACCCGCTCCGGTTAGCTGGGTGCCTGAGTCAGTAAACTCTAGCATTGCACACCTAGATTCGGACGTAACTCCATTAGCAGTGGTTAACGTGTGCGCGTTTGCAGTCCACGAATCAATGACCGCACGCCCCGCTATAGCCTGTTCTACCATAGAGGTTATATTATCGTTTACTACATCCCCCCACGTACCGCTTAGTTCTCCCTGTACAGGTAAGGCTAGTTTTAAAATCGAAGTGTATTGCGTTGTCATTTCTTTGGCCTCACACGGCTATTCTGTTTGTTTAGGCTATACGCACTATGGCGCTTGCAGCGTTACCCGTAGGAAATTGTACAGTAAAAGGACTGTTACTAGTGCTTTTGTTCGCCCCAAAGTCCAATACTGCTACAGAAGGGTTGCCCCCTCCTACTTTATATATAAGCGCACCGCGAGCAGTAATTGTAGAGTTTGCCCACGTAGCGTCTGCGAAGTCCAGAAAAGCTGTAGTGCCTGAACCTCCGTCTGTAGGGTTTGTACTAATGGTCAGAGTATATCCGCCAGTAGTGTATCCGTTACCGTTTGCTACTTCATTACTAGTTGTATACGCCGTAGTATCTGCGCCTAAAGAGGCGTCTCCTGTATACAGGGCTACCTTAAAAGTCTGCGCAGTACCACTACTAAAGTCCATCTCTCCGTTTAATAGAGCGACTTTAAAAGAAGTACACATTGCTTGAGCTATAGCCATAATCTAATTCCTTATTGCGCCGGAGTTCTAAACTGCCCAGATCGGTACGAATCCTGACGCAACTTACCGTCACCAAGGTTCTCTAACTGCTTCATGGCTAGCATGTACATGTTAGTGTAGTTAGCGATTATATCTTGCTCGCCCTTCATAAACCGGATAGCTTCTATCAAGGCTCCATTTAACAGTGCGGAGTCAAAGTTATTACCTAGCCATGAAGTACCCGCAGTTACTATAGACGTAGGGTAATGCCCGTAAATGTGTTCTATTTCATAGTTAGCATCGGGGGTGGGAGCCAGCTCTAGTTTAGTATCGCTATAATAAGCATAAAACTTAGGTAATCCGTAGTTAGCGGCAGTATTAACTGGGTACGCTTCGCGTAAGAAGTTAACGTCTTTGTTTAGAAGATACGTGTACGTGTTATTACTTATTACCGCTATGCTGTACGTATACAGGTAGTCGCTAGGTAAAGTATACAGCTTGTTGGTCTGAACTACTGGGCCTTCATCTAACTTACGCAGGGCAGGTATCTGTACTGAATTGTATATCTTCTGCTCCGCCTGCTCCGTGAACATAGCGAGTTGGTCATCTGTAAACGTGTTTTCACAGATGTCTTGGATATTAGCTTTCAGTTCAGTATAGTTCATAACTTATGCCATTGGGCCTATGAGGTAGTTACAGTAACTTGTCCTATACTACCATTTATTAACAATATGTTGGGGGTTAATCCAAAAGGATCGACTCCTCCACCTACAGGGTTCCAACCCCACTGTATGTCCCTACTACTACTGTTTCCTGATTCTCCTAGGCTTTGGTCTGGTCTAGGATCACGTAACGCTTGTGGATCGTGTACAGGAAACTCTCCTAGCATGTTCTGAGGCTGATCTGGATTCCAACACTCAGGGCACGCTTTTAAATTAGTATCTACATTCTTTACAACTAGGTTCTTCAGTTCCTTTAGCTTGTACTGGAACCCACACACGTCGCATAACGCGATGGCTTTCTTATCAGAAGCAAACTGAGTAGCCATGCTTACATATACCCTATGCGGGGGGTAAACCTAGCCGAAGTCTTCTCTCTATCTTCTCCTGCGGCCAAGGCAAACTGCTCGTCGTATACAGACTTTAGCAAGGGCACTCTTTCTGTCATCTCGGGCAGCTTCATGGCTATGTAGTATGCCAGTCCTGCTACTAGGCACGGGAAGAATCTAAAGTTCATATCCGCTGTTTCTACGCCACTACCGGCATCTTGTATGCGGCGCATACGCCAGTAGTACAGTACGTAGTCATTATTATCTGGTAGAGGCCATACATTTACTTTGGGGTTATCCCGCAAACGCTCAATATATAGTTGTATGGGCCTGCCTTGTGTTAACTTGTTAGGGATAGAAGCGTACGTGCTCACACTAATCCGGCTTATGGATAGGTCAGTTTGTGTCGCTGCATTCCCGCTACCCGTGCGTATCTGGTGCTCCAACAAATCAATGGTGTCTGCGGGCAAGTCATAGGGAGTGGTCTTACCTTTAACTAAGTTAATAGTGCCTTCGTCGATAGTCCACATGTTGATGCCGCGATTTTGCCACTCAATAGTAAGCAAGTTCATGGAACGTCTAGCGGTTTTTAAGTCGTACCCAGAACGCATCTCACGGCCCGCTCGCTCAAACGCTTCTTCCGCGATCTCAGTGAACTCCATGTTAAACGCTGTAGAGTTTGATGTAGCCATTATTTACCCCACCCTGCCTTAGCTTTGACCTTAGCTTTATTAGATAGGTCGCCATAGTGATACAGTTTCTTAGACGTATTTGACATAGCTTTGCCAGTCATAAGAGTCCCGTCAGGGTGCTTGTGCATACCGCCCTTATGTTCTTTACCGTCTTTGAAGTAGTGCTTAACACCCATACCCATTATTTCTTTCTCCGCTTAGTAGCCGATACTCGTCTAGGCTTACCTGCTGGTTGTCCTAGCCTTTTCTTTTCCGCTACCTTCTTTGCTTTTTCGGCGCTAGACATCTCACCAGAGGTCTTAGGGGTTTTTTCAGATACGCGCTTAGAAGGGCGGCAGTAAGGTGTTCCCCTACCGTCTCCCTTCTTTCTACCACAAGCCTTTCCAGTCTTAACGTCTTTCCAATCTTCTTTGAACCAACGCTTTAGGGCCGCACCTTTTTCGGTTTTGCGAACTCCTCCACCAGACTTGTAATACGTACGCATTACTTACCAGCCTTTTTCTTCCGGCACTTAGCAATGGCTCCCGACGCGTAAGCAGACGGGAACACCTTATATTGCTTCTTGACCTTTTTGTAGCACGCGTCTTTTACAGTGCCCCCTTCTTTCATCTTTCGGGGTTTACTGCCGCAACCACAATCGCTCTTCTTGTAGTAGCGTCTCATTAGCGCATCTTACAAACTTTGCCGCCACGAGCCATGCCGTAACCACGAACCTTACCGCCAGCTTTCATCTTGCCTTTACCGTCAGCCGCATAGTCAGGAACCATCTTACCGTCCTTTCCCTTGACCATGTCTAGCTTTCCGCCTTTGTTCATCATTTGTTTTTGCATAGAACTTCTGTCCATCTATATCACCATTTAGATTTATTTGCCCAATACGCCGCAGACATTTTGCCTTTGGCTATATTTTTACCGTGACGGGCTTTAAAAGATTTACGTTTAGCTTTCATCTTAGCGGACTCGCCCTTCTTAGGTTTACCTGCTGTAGATGCGCCTTGCTCACCGTAACGTATTATTTTCTCTTTGCCGTTCTCACATGCCTTAACTATGTGAGATTTCTTAGCGTGCGAGGGAGTCCGACGTGGTTTATTGCACGCCATAGCCTTTTTATCGACTTTACCGCCGGACTTGTAATAGCTACGCATTAACTATAGAACACTGTAATAGCGTCGATATTGGTGAAAGCAGTAATAAAGACATCACTTTGAAAACGTACCCCGTAATCGGGAATATTAACAGAGTGGGAGTCATTAGCTTCAAAATCAATATCTAATAGGGTAGCTCCACCGTTACCATCGGTTATAGTGAGCCGCCCCGCGCCAGAGTTATTAGTCAGTACTTGTACTTGCCTTACTCGCGCTGGCCCTACACCTACCGAGCCTGCGCCAGTAATCCGCTTTGCGGAAACATCAGAACTAGACATAAATGCCTCCTATTAGCTAAGAGCCGCGCCAATAGCAGTTACCCAAGCAGCGCCAGTGTTAATTACGATAGCGTATTCATCGTTACCAGAGCCGTTATCGCTGACCATATAAGCAGTACCTACAGCTACATCACCAAAAGCTGGGAGGTTAGCAGTAGTTACAACAGGGATTTGAAAGCCGTTGTCCGAACGGACTGGGCCTGAAAAAGTGGTTTTAGCCATTATAAAGTTCTCACATGTGAGGTTAAGGCAAATCTGTCTACATGTCGTCAGTCGGGTCTGTCAGATTCACCGGATTGTTTCCCGATATATGAGAACATACCACAGTGTGTGATTTTACGCAAACATAAAAAAGGGGGCCGAAACCCCCTTAGTACAGCATGTTACTACGCTATTAAGCGCCGGGCGATCCGTAGATACCCAGTGGATCGGAAACACCAAACGAGTAGCGTTCACGAGCCTTGTAACGGCTGTTGCCAGTATCGAAATCAGCGTCCATAGAGGTAGCCATTGGGCTACGTACAAAGTGCTTCAGACCATTTGGCACGTCAGTCATCATAAACCAAGCGTCAGTGTCAGTCAGGTAGTGATTGACTGCATATCCGCCGGGTACTGCGCCGTTAGTCATAATGGCGTTGATGTCGTTATCAGCAGTTCCTACACGACCTTCAGTCTCAAGCAAACGAGTTGCAACAAACTGCAAGGCAGGTGGGATAACTAGCTTCTTAGGCTTGGCCGCGATCAAGAGACCACGCTCATCAGTGTAGCCTGCTACCTGAATGATAGCTGCTTCCAGAGAAGTTTCGTTAAGGTCAGCCGCAACAGTAGGACGGTTGGAGTTAGTTCCACCGCTAACCAGAGGGTGATCGGTAGCACAAAGTACTTTTCCGTCGCCGTAGGTAGTGCCAGCAAAAGCGTTGTTCAGAATGTCTGCGCCTTTAACTTGCTTGGTGTATGCCATAGCGCGAGCCAGTGCTTTGGTGTAACGAGATGACAGAGAGTCATACAAGTTATCTTCAATCGCTTCTTCAGTGATTG